ACCAACCATAAAGCCTACAGACATTTATTAAACAAGAAGATAAGATTACCACGGAGACTTCATCCTCTAAAGACTAATGTATGGTATGAGTTCCAGAAGATGACCAGAACTGCAACCGACTTAGCACAGGAAGTAGATATCAGTTATGAGACATCAGTAGTAAATGCAGTTTATCCTTTATTTTTACAGATGGCAACGAAAGGTACATATGTATATGATGTGAACAGACATACCTACTGAAGCTGGGACTTTGGTAGAGACTCTATCGCTTTTTGCCTGCGGCAAAAAGATTTCCAGACCTGAAATGTGTTCCTAATTAAGAGCTTCAAGAGGGTTAACTGGAATATTAAAGACTTCGCTTGACTTGTATTAGGGAAACCTTATGCATGAAATAGTTGGGTATATGATGAGAGAGACTTTAAGATTATGAAGTTCATGCAACTTGTCAGGTTTCACGACCACTTTGGAGACCCATATAATTCAGATAGTAGAACAGTTGTTAGTGATGATAGCATTAGGAAAGCACTTGCAGAGATGGGAATCAATATTACTACGAATAGAAAGAGCACCCTAAGAGAAAGAATAACCAAAACACAGCTGGGAATGAACAGACTATTCTACGATAAAGATAACTATGAATGGGAACAAAGTATTATACAGTCACATTATCCACAGAAATCAGAGAACAGAGAACTAACTACAGAGCAGAGACAGCCAGTCCATGATGAGAACTCACACTTTAGAACCTGTACAGAATACTTTTTTGACAATGAACCTCTTGTCAGTTGAGATGATTGAGGTATAGTAGTTAACAATCGCCTTTATTCTTAATCTAATATAATGACCGATAAAAAAAAGACCGAAGAAATTTCTTCAACACCAAAGACATTAGTTATAAAGATTGACTGAGGTCTAGGTAGAAACATCGCTATGGAGTGAGCAATCACTGAGGTAGCAAAGAAGAGACCAGTAAGGGTTGTTGCTTCACGACCTTTAGCATTCTGGTGAAATCCCTACATTGAATCTATCCACGGATTAGATGATAGGGATTTGTTTAGACAAGTTATTAGGGGGAATGATTACATTGAACTTGAACCATACACAGACCCCGCATTCTTTAATGATGGTGAGAACTGGCTTAAAGTCGCAGCTAAGCAACTAGGATTAGAAAAGCCTGCTGACCCTATCATGTTCCTAGCTGAGCATGAGACACACAAGAACTATCTAGAGTGAAAGCCTGTACTATTCCAACCATTCTGAAGTACAATGGAGTTGAACTGAGGGGACAAATCTTATAGAAGCTTCAGGGTACAAGATGCACAGTACATAGCAGATAGGCTAAGACAAGCATGATATACTATATATCAAGTCTACAAGAAATGAGAACAACCTGAGTTAGCATGATGTGTGACATGTAGCTGACCTAACCTAAGGCGAATTATCAGTTTAGCAGCCAGATATCCAGTAATCTGATGTGATAGTTGTTTGCATCATGCCTCAAAAGCATTCTGAAAACAAGCAGTAGTAATGTGGGCTGGTACAGATGCTAACAGATTCTGATATGAATCTAGTATAAACCTATGGGAGAAAGGAATGAAAGAATATACACCAATGCGTTTGCCTATGAATTCATTTGATTTTGATATCTCTAATCAATATAGTAATGAATTCTCTAAAGAATGGTTAGATAAATTTGTTGAAACTTGTTTGAATTACTTGAAAACACGATACAAATAATTATTATACATGAGCGATATTTCTCTTGTTACAAAAAAAGACTATCCATGGCGGTAGTCTTTTTTAACTTAGTTGCATACTAAGAAACAACTGCCCAGCAGCAACAAGATGTATTCCAAGTACGAACACATCCATCGTCCTCTACTAGAACCAAGTCTCCCTCTTCTCATTCATCTGGTAAGTTACAAGCTAGGTCAACGTTAGGTAACCAGTGCATGTCTCCTAATCCAGCCATTGTAGCAACTAATGCGTTTAACCTATTCAAGTTTTCATGCTCAAATGGGTCTCTTACAGGTGCTGTCATGTACAAATACTTTATAAAGTAAAATACATCGGTCTATAATCTACATAATATTATATTATAAAAAATCAAGTAGAAATTATCTAAGTAAAAAATCTCTTGATTTTCTGAAAAAACTATTTATAGAGTAATATATATTATACATTTTAAATTCATTTTCTACATATGAAAGACTTTGCAAGAAGTGATTATGAGAAAGTTAAAGCACAGGTCTTAAGAGAGTTTTGAGCCTCTGAAGCGGCTACTTCTCAGAAAAGAAATCAGTTCAGGGAAAGGTCTTGGTTATATCAAACAGTAGCGGAAGATGAAAAGGTAAAAGTTAATCTCATTAGAAGTCTAACTAACTCTTTGTTAGCACTTTATTATCAAGATAAACTACAGGTTAAGTGGTCAAGTAGAGACTTGTACCATTTTATTGAAGCTAGAAATTTCCAGTCAGTATGTGAGTATGACTATGACAATCTTGATATGGAGGTTGAAGACTATGTTAACCAGAAAAACAAGTTCCTAAAGTGAGTTTGAATCAGGGTGTTAACATGATGGGATGATGAAAAGAAGAACCCTAAGTATCAAGTAGTAGACCCGCTATCATGGTATCCAGACCCTAGGGGACATACACATGTAAAGAATTTTGATTACATGTGATTTGAGACTAAGATGCCTGTTGATGTAGTAAAGAGTATGCAGAAGCAGGGAATCTGGAGAAAGGTTGATGTCCAACCATGATTGACTCCACAACAAGAACAACTACTACAAGATAAATGAAATCCTAGATATATAAACGAAAAGACTGCAGTAGAAAAGGATACAACAATCTATACACATTATACTATGTATGAGTGAAAACCTTTACAAGTAGTAATGTATAAGAGAGATGCAATCCTAGACATGAAATACGTAAAGCCAATTCTAAAGTGAGATAAGCTAATAGATTGTAACATTAAGTTCCCAGTAGCATTGAATTACCGAGAACCTATAGAGTGAGATGCTTGGTGAGTTAACTTATATGATGTTGTAGAAGATAAGCAAAAGCTACAAACATTGATGATGAACTTAATCAGAATCCAAGCTATTAAGCAGGCTTTAGGATGAAGAGTGTTCCTAGATAGAAACATCTATACTAAATCTAAGAAGATACTTAGCCAATGAGTATTGTGACCACAGTACATCCCAGTAGATTGAAACGGTCAGAACATAGGTAATATGTTATTCATTGAGCCTGAGAAATGATTGAGTCCAGATGTATATAACTTCCAGACACAATTAAGCAACCAAGCAGAATCAGATACATGAATATCTAAACTTACACAGTGAGTTGGAGACCCTAACATGAGTACAGCATCTGAAGCTACTATTGCACAGGATAATGCTAACATCAATAAGGTACTATGAAATAAGATAAATGCATGGTGAGAAAAGACATTCTGGCAACTATGGTATATGTTCTATAAACATTTCTTCAGCATTAAGGATGAGAAGTATGTAGAACTTACTAGAGGAATTAGTCCAGCCTGAGATGTATTCACTAGAAAGAATATCATTTGAGGTAACGACCCTAGAATCCAGATAGTTAACAAGTGAGACTTAGATAGCCAGAACAGAGCAGACCTAGACAAATTTGTCCAGTTGTATGCTATGATTATGGCAGACCAAACAGCAAGTCCAGCAGAAAAGAGATTCATGAAGAGAAAGTATTGTGCTTTAATATGAATGAGTCAAAGTGAAATTGAACAAGCATGTGCTTACACACCAGCTGAACTTGATGCTAAAGAGCAGGTAATCCTACTTAATAATAATATCCCAGTTCAGATTGGAAGCATGGATGAAGACCATTACACTTACCTTACTATCTATCAAAGTGCATTGAATACACCAGCTACTAGAGCTGCGATAGAGATGAGGAAGATGGCATACATCCAAAGCTGACAACAAGCTAGAGATATGGCTATCATGTGAGGAATACCATGACAAGCTGGTAACCAATGAATCATGAACTGAGTAACAAACAACATGATTCAAAAGGATAACCAACTTAAGACACAACCCTTTTAATTTATAATAGACCGATATGACCGAGAGAAAAGTAGAAGACATGTTAAGCCAAGAGGCTTTAAGAGACCTGCATAATGCTTACACTAAGAATTATGTAGCGCACAACATTATTAAGAACTCACAAGAGTTGTTAATAGAGAAAACAAAAGAATGGTTTAAGGAGAACGGGTATGAAGACCCTGATGTTAAGCTTGCTACTAATGATGACTTTCTAGCAAGAGCAGACAACGATGAGAAAGCTGCAGAAATGATTAAGACTCAGTACACTACTAGATGGGCTGAGATTAACGAACTC